CACCGTTGCTTTTGATGTGTACAACTGCGGCGGATTCGATCGTGACATTTCCCGTAGAATTGACAACTGTAGCTCCAGTGGTATTGATCGTAACTGCCGGAGCAGTGATAGTAACTCCAGTAGTTCGGAGATCAACCACAACAGTATGATCATCAGACCTAAGTTGAACAGAGTCAGTAGAGTAACCAGGAAGTGTATTGGGTTGAGACCAAGGACCAAATAATGCGAAAGCATCAGAGAGGTCATGACGTCTCCTGTCATACTGCGGATTGATCCCACCATTCTGCCACCAACCATCTATGCACATATCAGCAAAGAGTAGGAGACACTCCGTACCTTCTACTATAGGAAAGGTAAGCGACCAGCCTGGTACTCTCATCATTATGATTGGGACATCTTGAAGAGGCGCAATAGATTCAGCAACTGGAATGTTTTGAATCATTCCAGGTTTAGGAACTTGAGAAGTAACTGGTGGAGGCTTTAATATAAGTTCCTGTATAGCTACTTGAACGGTACAAGTTTGCTTCTCTGCAGAAAAAGATTTTACTATACCAGGTACCGCGCAACGAAGCATGCAGGCCCACTGCCAGGCATGTCCCTCTACAGCCTCAGTAGAGACACCTAGACGCTCAGCTATAGAGAACACGTTACCTCCTAATTAGCGGAATGATCAGCATCTAAAAACTGACCAAGCAAAGAAACTACAGTTTGAATTTGAGTAGCTCCAATAACATCAGTATACCACGCGTTTCCTCTAGTATCTCCAATAAAACGTACGCCTACAACTACATAGGTATCATCTTCAGAGAGAGGAATTGCGATGAAAGTATCTGGCGGTAAAGGATAAGGGATAGGAGCTTGTCGAATGTATTGCTTCTGTAGGGAAACTAAAGGAAGTGGGGCAAGTACTTGAACCTTAGGATCCAAGAGTATGCGGAAAGTTACACCTTGTTGAGTCTGTTGAGGTTGACCAATCAAGCTTAAAGAAACTTTACCAATTTTCTGAGGAGGTCCACCTAGAAGATTAACTGGTGCATAGGTACCCACTAATTCACCAGTAGGCTTCTGCAAAGAATCAGCCTGCCAGTGATGAGCATCAAACCAAGAGAGACAATTAGCTTGTTCAGCTAATTTCTGAAGATACTGGTGCGGTGGACCAAAATAAGTCTTTGCTCGTGGAAGATTAGCTGCTCCACGTTTAATTGGAGCCGCACTTAAAGCTGATTGTATTTGCTGAGGATTCATCTGAATCTTATTAACAGAATTATCAGCAATGTATCTAGCTTGTTCAAATTGTGATAGAAAGGCTGGTGCCGTAGCATTTATAAAATTTTGAGTAGTTAGAGCTCGACTAACTAAGCTATGAATAATAAGTCGCTGATCTACTACATTGTCACGGTCCTGTAAAGTATAGAAGATTTGTCCCTGCCAAATTATTGGTGGAGGAATATCAGGATAATCAGCTTGGTAACCAGCCATTAAGGTAATTGTATCCCCTTCTGAGATAACAGCCTTAGTAAGATTAACTCCTTTAGATGGTCCAGCAGTAATTCCTCCATTGGCATTAAAGATAGTTATTTCAGCGTGCCAAAAAGCCGAGAACGCATACTGATTAATATCAAAAGTAACTCTTAAGGCTTCCGGTTCGAAGGCATCACTAGAGATTATGATATCTGGTGCCCCAGGATTACTTTGAGTTGAACTGAATATCAGAGCCCAGGCCCGGCCAAAGAATGGTATATCAGAGGCTAGAGTAAGTCTCTTTTTATAAAATGTTGTCGGTGGAGGAGTCGGCATGAGACCTCTTAAAAGTTAAATCTGTGTAAAGAGTGTCCGAGTATCCAAATTAAAACAAGGATGAGAATCACTATCTGAATTATTCTAAGCCAAACTGCTGGTAACCCTGGAATCTGTGAAATTCCCCAACAAACTAAACCAGCAACAAACAGAACTATTAAGATTGTTACCAGTAACATGAGCACAGAAACCTCCTACACATCTGGTGTGTCCCCAACCCAAAGTTGGAAGTCACTACCCAGGTTAGTGTCATTTGGATAATCAGTTCCACCTAGACCGAGCTCACCGCCATAAGGACCGGCACCGTACCAACCCTCACCGTATCCTGTAAAAGCTCCCACCTTAGGAACTATATTAGATACATTTACAACGTACCAGCTACCTATTCTAAGGTACCTGTACTGTCCTAAGATATTAGCAGCAGGATAAGAACCAGTAATCAAAGGAATAGAATCCAATAGAAGGTCATTGTTAGTATTAGAGATGCTCATGACCCAGTAACCAGCCATTGAGTCATACTTAAACTTTAAGTTTAAAGAAAGTGGACCACCATCTACCGTTAACTGAGCAGTCATAGTCATATTAGGAGAAATAGATAGTGGAATAACTTGAAGAGCCATATCTACCTCCTAAAAGAATGGAACCGTAGTTTGACTTAAACTATTGCTACTAACATTACCGGCTCCAGGAATGTTCGGATACTCAGTAACATCAGGATAGAGATCAGACGGTATAACATTAGTAGTAACTGTACCGGCATTAGGTGGAGTTGCTTGAACCGTACCTTGAGCCGTTTCTCCAGTAGACTGCTCACGTGCACTCAATGTGTTGGTAGTGATAACACTAGCAGAAAGAAGTTCTTCAAGAACTACAGTAGCTTTCAAGGCCCGTTTAGTCTTATTATCATCTGAAGTATCTATACTAATAATCAACATGTTATTATAAGTATCTAAACGTGTAGTTAACGTAATTAGTCTACGGTTCTGTTGAAGGGCTTTAAGGGTCTGCCAAGCTGAGATACTTTTAGTTGCGTACCCTGTCCAAATTCCTTGAGAAAAAGAAGCCATACAGTCACTCATACCAATCTCAAGAGTAATCTTAGCAGGATGCAGGTAAGCGTGATCAGAAATGTTAGCTCCAGTAAGAACAGGGTGACTAGTTTTTTGCATTCTCCTATTATGCTGTAACCTAAACACAGCATCAAAAACATATTTAGTTTCTACTGGAGAACCTTGTTTAGGACTAACAGTATAAGGTGGCAAAACTACACTAAGTATCGTTAAAGCTGGTTGAGAATATTGAGGAGGAGTCCAGATACCTGATTCTATATCTACTGGAAAAGGTTCCTCAGGAGCCATTTCAATTTCTACGGGCGGTTCTTCATTAACAGCAAAAATAGCCGGTAAAAAGATTCCACTAGCCATTAGTGATAAGGACCTCCAGCCACTTGAGCCGTGTCACGTTGATTCCTCACAACGAAGGCTTCCTTGATAGCTTCAGCTACCATCTCCTTACCTACATCATATGGAGTTTCAGGAGGAATAACTATAGTTTGGTTCTGAATATATACGTTACCACCTTGAAACGTCTTATCCCATTTTTGCATGTTTCTAATATAGTTTTCAGGAGTATCTTCATACCAACCACCTGCTTTAATATCCTTAGCAAATTCAGGAATAGTTCGAGCTCCTAGAACACCAGTAGAGGCGTATCTCTTTTGTTTAATAAAGTTAACCCAACCATGTTCAGCTTCTTCTAAAGTATTATAATGAGTATATACATCATGACCTCCTTCTTTTCTATGGCCAACACCTGCAAGATTCAGATCTCTTTTAAATACGTCACTAGTAAAACCTTTAGTCTCATGAGCCCACTGGGCTAAGATGATGTGAGCCGGGATACCAGTTGCAGCAGAAGCTACCGCAGCTAAGCCTTTCATTTTAGTAAATAGATTGTGACCAATAATATCAGTACCTAATACACCAGCACCAGGTACTGGTGTACCAGTTAAAGCTCGACCAGCCCCACCAAGAAAAATGTTCATGTAACTATCATCTAAAGGAGTCATGTTTAGGTTCTTGGCACCAGTAACTGGATCAAATCCATGTGACCTATTATAGGCTACAATACCCGCGTAATCAGGATTCTTAGTCCAATTAGCCTCACCACCAGGTGTCACAAGGTCTCTAACATCAGCTGCCATTGATACAGACTCATCAGCTGCTTTCGAAGCCCACTCTTTAGCTTTACCAAATTGAAAACCCCCAAAAGGAGAAGCATAATGAGATGCCATCAATGTATCCCATACAGCTGAACCAGCATGAATAGCTATCTTAGCCATCAAATCAAGAGACAGTATAGTTTTCGTAATAATATCTAATAGATCTGTAAGGGTCTTTGCTAAGTTCTTAAAATTTACATCAGCATTCTGAATAGACTCATCATCATCCATGATACCAACTAGTGTCATGAATCTCTGAGTAAGCATCTTAACTATGTCACCAGTATCACTCAGAACTGTCTTAGCATCATTCCAAGCTGGAACAAAGACACTTGAAATCTGCTCAGATATCCATGGAAGATTATCTTGAATTTCTCTATTAAAGTCCTTGAATTTCTGAAGAACCTCATCTTCACTGTA